TTAAGATGTTAAGTAGTTCTTACCCTGTGCTACTCCCAACCCAAACCGAATAACTCCATATAGTAGCTATATAACATATGTAGAATAATAGGCTTTTACCCTAGTTACCATGGTCAGACTAATCCACTTACTTGATGTCTTATCTATTAGATTGTTCTAAAAGTCTGCAATCTAATGTGTTTGTGTAATTCAACTATACCATAAAAAATATATAGTAAACTGATATAGGGTATTTTTTTTGTAGGCCTCCTTACTTAATTTAATACCCCACATAAATTACAACTATGCTATTATTACTAATAGATAGGTAACTTAGGAACCTCACTGGTTTTTCATAAGTTCCTCCTTTCTATTGTGTATGTTAAGTTTAGGTCCTACTGGCAACAGCAGGGCCTTTACTTTATGGTATAGTTTCTTAATGGATTATGTAAGCGTAGAAGATTGTGATATTTGTTTGCATCCTTATTGGGCTGACCAGTTAATGGATGGTGTATGTGAGAACTGCCAACAGTTTACATAAAAAATTTTTTTCACCCTACTTAAATTACTAGCAGTAGTAGATTAGGTATACCTGGAAAATCCAGGTGGAGCTATGAGGATAGCTTCTATTTATAATAAGAAAGAAAAACTTTTCATCTAAGAAACAGTATGTGGTGTACAGTGTAATGGAGAAATGTTTTTGTGGATTGTTATATTTTTCATAACAGTAATGGACGACTGTACGATGACAGAGCCTCGCTTCGGCGGGGTTTTGTGTTATGATAAGAGAAAGATTTGAAAGGAATATTATGCCAAAAGGAATTGGATACCCAAAGGGAATGCCTAAAAAGAAAAAAGCTAAAAAGAAAAAGAAAAAGTAATGGCCGAGTTTCAAGGTAAATCTGTATCTTTAAATAAACCTTCCAGGATTGGTAAAGGTGAACCAGGTCATGGTCGAAAGAAATTTAAAGTGTATGTTAAGGATGGCGACAAAGTTAAGAAAGTAATGTTCGGCGACCCTAACATGGAGATAAGAAAAGATAACCCGGCAGCTAGGAAATCATTTCGTGCTAGACACAAATGTGATACAGCATCGGATAAGACAAGTGCAAGATATTGGTCTTGCAAAATGTGGTAGGAGAAATATGGCCGGTAAAAGAGTAACTTGGAAGTGGGGCAACAAAACTTATAGTGGAACTTTAATTAGAGAAACTAAAACACATAAGTACGCCAGGACCAAGAATGGTAAAACTAAGGTTATACGAAAAAAAGTTTAATTGAAAGTAGCATGCCCTAAGTGTGGCCTATACTTAATATACGATATAGACAGGGAAAAAGTAACTTGTTTAAACAAAGAGTGCGAGGATTATTCTAAATGACAAATGTTAAGTTATGTTTTGCACAATCTTGTCATAATGTATTAAAAGCACCTAAACGAAAGTTTTGTTCTGCTACTTGTTCTAAGGCCTACCATAATAAAAAATTTTACGCCCAACAACAAGGTGCTGTCTATGAACCTGAACACGATGGTAAACCTGTAGCACAACCTAATGTACAAAAAAGAAGAGGTGTCGTTTATGACGCCCTTATAGAAAAAGACTTAGGACCCCTTATTCTTAAAGGTGATTTAAAAAAACAAGACGCTGCAGAAATCTTAGGCTGTACAAAAGCTGCTTTATCTTATGCGTATGCTGCATGGATAGAAGATATGGAGACAAAAGAAAAAGCAGAGAACTGGACTTTACCTGCTAAAGCAGAGAAGTCATTAGCTGACTTTAAAATATTTAGAGATAGGTATTTTCAAACAGAAACTGGTGAACCCTATCAAACTCCGGAGTTTCACATTAGATGGATTAAATCTATTCTTGAAGCTATAGAACATGGAAATCAACAGATGATACTATCTCCTCCTCGACATGGCAAGACTGACCTACTAATTCATTTTGCAGTATGGCTTATAATCAAGAACCCTAATGTTAGAATATTGTGGGTAGGTGGTAATGAAGAGATATCTAAGAATGCTGTCGCTTCAGTAATAGACCAGTTAGAGAACAATGAAAAACTTATCGAAGAACTCTGCCCACCTGGAAAAAGTTTTAAACCAACTAGCAGAGCAGGAAAAGCGTGGTCGCAAAGTGGGTTTACTGTTGGTACTCGTACTGTTACCGGGATTAAGTCTCCTACCATGGTTGGTATCGGTCGGGGTGGAAAAATTCTTTCACGAGATTGTGATATTATCATAGGCGATGACTTAGAGGACCACTCTTCTACAATGCAACCTGCATCGAGAGAGAACACAAGAACCTGGTGGACAACAACATTATCTTCTCGAAAAGAAGAACATACAGCTTTAATTGTTATTGGCTCCAGGCAACACTATGACGATTTATATTCTCATCTACTAGACAACGAAAGTTGGAATACGATAGTAGAAGAGGCACACGATACAGGATGTACTTTACCCGACTGGAATGATGAAGCTCACCAGGACTGTATGTTGTGGGCAAAGAAAAGAACTTACAAGTGGTTAATGGGTAGAAAGTCTGCTGCAGAGACTACTGGTGGTAGAGCAATTTACGAAATGGTTTATCTTAATGTTGCTATGCCTGATGGTATGGCCTTATTCGACAGCGTAGAAATAGAAGCATGTCGAGACCAAAGTAGAGAAATTGGGCAGGTACCTGCAGGAGTTAGGTTAATTGCAGGACTTGACCCGGCATCAGTCGGATATCAAGCTGCATTTTTATGGGGTTATGACCAGGCATCTAACAAATTGTATATGATTGATATGGAAAACTCACTTGGAGGTGGTATTCCACAAGCACTTAAAATAATTAAAGAATGGTTTGTGAAATACAATCTCTCTCATTGGGTTATTGAAGAGAATGGTTTTCAGCGTGCAATTAGACAAGACCAATCTATTAGAGACTTTGCAGGTAAGCATGGTATCTTCTTAGAAGGAACGCAGACTTATTCTAATAAACACGACCCAATATTTGGTGTTACAGCAATGAGACCATTGTTTGAACAAAAATTAATTTCTTTGCCATACCTTGGCTTTGAGGCCCAAGAAAAGGTAAACTTATATAAAAGTCAGTTAGTGTATTTCAGTTCTGCTCAAAACAAGAGTAGGTCAGTAGGACAAAAGTCTGACTTAGTAATGGCTAGTTGGTTCCCAATGAAAACTATTCGTAGACTTCAGAAGGAAAGACTTGCTACAATGGGACTTGAATATGAGCCATCTTTTGGTGGGTATGAAGGTAGTAACATGGATTTGGATAATTGGAGATAATGAAAACAGCAGACGAAATATATAACAGAGTGTATGAACTTAGAGCGCAACATGCAGATGTCATTTCAGAAAAAGATAAAATACGAGCAATTATGAATGGTGGTGCTGATGGTATTAAGGCTTTACTTGGCAAACAAATGCGTGACATGGATTATAACCAAATACCTGCACCCAACCTTTTGCATTCAGCTATGGAGAGATTTGCACAAAAATTAGGTAGAGCGCCTGATTTAAGAATTGACATATTTAATGATAAAGATAGTGAACGCGCTACAAAACGAGCAGAAAAACTAGAACGAATAGTACATGCTTATGATGAACAACAAAAATTAGAATTACAATTACCACAAGTTGGTAGATGGCTACCTGGTTATGGTTTTGCTGTATGGGTGTTAAAAGAGAAAAAAGATGCTAATGGCATTCCTTATCCATATGCAGAAACTAAAGACCCTTATCTTTGTTACCCAGGATATTTTGGTGAAGGGCAACAACCTAAAGAACTAGCTATTGTGCAAAGAGTTCCACATGAGACATTGGCTAAACTGTATCCAAATCACAAGAATGTTATCTTAGATGAAATTGATGCTGAATATAATACAATGGCCTACATGTCAAGTTATGACAAGACCTGGGCTAATCAAAGTGGTACAGGTAAAGTTGTAGCAGAATACTATGATGACGAAGGTACATACATTTTCTTACCGGAAAACAAAGTTATATTAGATTTTATTCCTAACCCTTTAAAATCCGGACCAAGATTTGTAGTAGCTAAAAGATTTGCTTTTGACCAAATGCAAGGTCAATTCCATCATGTTATAGGATTGATGGCTAATATGGCGAAGATAAATGTTCTATCTGTCATTGCAATGGAAGATGCTGTGTTTACAGAAACCAACATCATTGGCGAGATAGAAAGTGGACAGTATAAGAAAGGACGATTGTCAGTTAACTATTTGACACCTGGAAGCCAGGTATCTAAACCAACAAACAATCTACCCTATCAGCTGTTCCAACAGATAGATAGACTAGAAAGACATCTTCGTTTAGGTTCTGCATATCCTGTATCAGATGATGGACAATCGCCTAACGCTTTTGTTACTGGTAGAGGATTAGAAGAACTAGGACAATCTGCATCATTGCATGTAAGAGAATATCAAGTAATTCTTAAAGATGCTTTAGAACAAATTGATACTAAAAGATTAGAGTGGGATGAGACCATGTATCCAAACATGCGTAAACCTATTGCAGGTTTTAGAGATGGTACAGCCTTTAAAGAGACTTATGTTCCTAGTAAAGATATTGCAGAGATGTACAAGACAAGAAGAATTTATGGTGTTATGGCCGGGTTTGATGAACCACAAAAAATTATTACAGGCCTACAGCTAAAACAACAAGGTATTATTGATAAACAAACTTTACAAGAGAACATGGATGGATTAGATAACATATCACAAATCAATTCAAGAATTAATGCAGAGAGAGCAGAGAATGTTTTGTTTGAAAGTCTTATGGCCCAAGCTGCACAAGGTAATCCTAAAGCAACTATGGCTGCAATTGAGATTAAGAAAAATCCTCAAAACATGAATTCAATTTTAGAAAAGTTCTATACTCCTGAAGGTGACGACATGACACCGGAAGAGGCCGCCTTAGCCCAAGCAGGTCAGCAACAAGCAGGACCGCAAGCAGGACCTCCACCGGGATTACAACAAGTGTTAGCACAAGTTGCAGCACAACAAGGAGGTGGACAAGGTGGCTAAAGATTTTGACCCAATGGCAAAAACCAATCACGAATTCTATGACATCATTAATCAAGAAGACTGGAATTTTCACAATGTTGAAGATGAGGTAACTTTGAGTGAAGCAATGGAAGAGCTAGTTATAGATTTAGAAGAATTTCCTGTAATTTTTGAATACATGTTACCAGGCCCTATAGAAGGCGTGATGATAAAAATTATGATGAAAAAATTATCTGATGAACAACAAAGTAAATTTGTACATTTTCTAGCAGACATGGCTAACTTTTTAAATAACGAGGATGAAAACTATGGTTAGAAAAACAGCATCACAAAAAGCAGCTGCAGAAAATACAGATTTAAAAATAGACCCTGCAACAGCAGATTTATATGTACCTAGAAAATCAGGTGACCCAACAGGACAAAGTAAATTAATTAACGAAGGGCTTACACCAGGTTTAAATGCAGAGACAAGTGGGCCTGATGGTGCAGGAGCGCAACAAAATATATCTACACCTATGGGTAGACCTATAAAATTAGGAGCGCAAACTAAATATCAAAGCCAAGATGTTGCAGAAGGATTAGCAACAGCAGGTGCAAACATTCCGGGCAAACAAACCTTAGATGTAGAAAGTTATTGGATGGGTTTAATGGAAAGATTTAATGACCCTATTATTGCAGAGTACTTAACTCCTGATGCTTATGCCGCACCAAGAGTAGAGCCAATAAATAAAAATGAAGCTGATACAGAGACTACCTAATGAGGTTTTCTCCTTTTAACTTTTCGGCTTCTCATATATCCGAAGCTATAGCAGCAGAAACTCTTAACAAAGTTAACTCCTATAACTTAGGTCAACAGATTGCACAAACACCTAAAGGCCAAGAGATGGCTAGAAACTTTAGTGAGTTAGGTAATACATATCCTAATGTGCCATTCAAAATGAATGCATATCAAGCAATGGTAGGAACAAATGCAGGCGATGGTAATGCATTTCAAACTGCATTAAAAACACAAGAATTATTAGCACAACAAAATACTTATAACCTTAAACCAGTAACACAAGTTGGTGGATTAAAAAGAGCATTCCAAGTAGGTATGTTAGGTTTAGACAGCATGTTTCAACCAGTATCAAGAGGTTTTAAATCTGCGGTAGTAGCAGCACAATCTACAGGTAAATCAGTTCCTGGAACAGTTGCATTAGCAACTCTTGCCGGAATACCTGAAATCTTCATTGGCGATAAAGGTGAAGGTGGCGGTGCGGTTACACAAGGAATATTAAATGCTGTACTGGGTGATAATGCAGGTGATAAATATAGAGAAGCAAGAGATGCTTATGGACCAACAGAACTTACAAGATATATACAAGAAAAAAATAAAGGTAATCCTATAAACCTAGGTACTGGAATGATGCCTAACTCTGTAAATTTAAAAGAAACACAAGAATATTTAAATGCTATTCGTGCAGGAGCTACTCAACAAGTAGCTTATAACAAAGCTAAATCTGTTTATGGTAAAGATATTACAAATGCTTTTGACCAAGCAGAAAATAGATTTAAATATACAACAGGGCGTGGAGAGAAAATAAACATATCTCCTGGAAGATTGATTGCATCTACAGTAACTAATCCAGGAAGTACAGGATACAGTGTTATATCAGGAGTTATTGATGGTGTCTTTCGTGTAGCTGCTGACCCTATGAACCTAGCTTTAATGTATGGTGCAGGTGTTAAGACAGCTATGAGAGGTTTATTAAATGCAAATCAACAAGCAGCTAAGTCAACTGCAAAAGGTTTAAAGAATATAAATTTTTGGAAAGGATTTTTACCAGGTAAAACAGGTAAAGAGAACAGAGCTTTGTATTATGGAAAATCTGTTGATGATGTCAAAAATTCTCAATGGGGTAAAGATTTCGGAAAAGCAATAGCAGATTTACAAGGAGATGAAGGACTAGCTTTTTTACGAGATATAAAAGAGTTTGATAGATTACCTGTATCAGTATTACAAGTACTTACAGAAGTTGATGACCCATTGCATGTGTGGACAATATTAGACACAGTCGCTAAAGGTGGAAGACTAACAGACCAAAACTATGATGACATTTTTAATGTCATAAAAGAATATGTACCTGATGGAAGAAAAATAGAATTAGATAGAGTTAGAGAACTAACTAAACAAAATAGAAATGTAGGGTTAGACGCACTGCCTTATAAACCTACTGCTTATGGTGAGTTCTTTAATTTTATGAATAAAGTTATTACTGGTAAAGCAACTGATGTTGCACCATTTAGAAAACTAGCAAAATTAGGAGCAGAACAAACACAAGTATCTAATTTTCAAACAAGAGGTTTACTAGGATTAGGCCAACAAATAAGAATGGCTTTACCCAAACATATGCAAAGAGCATTTCAATTAAGACCTGAAGCTGTAGTTATGTGGTCACAATTAGATGAGAGTGTAAAAAATCTAGACAACATGATGAAGATAGCATTTGTTGACCCTCAAACTAGAGGTAGCATTATGCGTGAAGCACTAGGTTCAGCATCACAATCACAATTAGACGAGATTGTGAATGCAACAAATCTTGAAATTGCAAGTAGTCTTATAAAACAGAACCCTAATTTAAAATTTGATATTGAGGAAATAGTAAAACAGCAAGCAAACTTTAATGCACAAATGGAAGAGCTAAGAAGTTTTTTTAGTGGTACAGCAGGTTCACTTGCATTTAATGGTACAAAAATTAAGAAAAAGTATAAGACTTTAATTAAAGATGTAAAAGAATATTATGAACGAGTTGGTATAAAAGATTTCGATGATGGACAGTTAGAACGATATATTTTTGAAGCAGTTCCTACAATGCATTTGATGTCACAAGCATCTAGCAGTTTCGCATTGTTGTTAGACCCACAAGATATTGTTCGTGCATCTAAAGCACATCAACAACTTCTTGGACCGGAAGAAAGTTTACTAAGAGCATATGGTAAAAACTTAGGTCTCATAGAAGATAAAGATTGGGTTAAACAATTTAAAATTCCTAGAAGAGCTACAGCTGAAGCAAGGTCATTAAAGCCGCAGGGAGTTATAGATTATCATTTTAACAATCTACAAAATAATTTCTTAAAACCATTATGGATGATGAGGTTAGCTTTGTTACTTCGTGTAGTTCCTGAAGAAGCATTAAGAAATGCTTATGCCGGAAAAGTTAATCCATTTACAAGTTTCTTTAAAAGATTGTCTTTAACTTCTAATAAATATTACGAGTTCTTTGATGTTGAAAGAGCTGATGAAGTAGCGAGAATATTTGATAATACTGGTGAACTTGTTATGACAGTGCAAATGAAAGCTGATGATGTAGAGTTTATGAAAAATGTTATTGATGTAGATGATGTAGCAACTTTAAATGCATTTGATTACAAACAAGCACAAAAACTAATGAAGCATTATTTACTTGAAACTAACTATAAGGGTGAAGTTAGTGAGTATATGGTAAATGCAGCTGTAAATAATTTTGATATCAGACAAATCAAATTTGCAGAGTTAACTGAAAAAACATTTAATACTAAAACTAAAACAATAAAAGCAACAGCACAAGGTGCTATAAAAGGATACGATAAAAAAACATACAATTCTATGGGTGAAGCACTAATTGAAAGTGGTGGTTTTACAACATCATTAGATGAAAGACAATTTATTGATTTGGGATATAGAGGACCTGCTGAAGGAGATGTATTCGTATCTGCATATAAAGATAAAGAAATGGTTTTAGGTAATCTTGGAACTATAGAAGCAGAAGCAGCAAAAGTAAATCTTACTCCTGCAGCATATTTAGACACACAAATAGATAATCTATTTTTTGATGATGACACAGTTGGTTTATTAGGTAAAGATAAACATGCAGTAGGTGTTTATACAGATAAAGATGGAAACATAATGATAGATGTTTCTATTGGATTAAGTGGAGAAAATTCAATGAGCAATGCTGTGATGATGGGTGTCAATGCATTCCAAGAAAGTGTTTATGTAACAAACAAACAAGCAGCTATAGACCAAGGGTTTGAAAAACTATTAGCTACTGGGGATAACGAAGGTCTTATCTTTTTGCATAGAGTTCAAGAAGGTAAAGGCGCAGCATCAATTAATTACGATAGTGTTATTAACAAACCTGTACTTGAAGCACTATTTCCACATAACTTCGATGCACTAAAAGTAACTGTTGATGAAGTCAAAGGTGCAGCAAGAGGAACTCCAGGAGGAAACCTTTTTAACAATACACCGGAATATTTATCTTCTCTTGGTGAACAAGCTGTCACATCTGCATTTAAAACTGGTCGTAAAGACTTAATAGAAAATATGTTTATTCAAGTAGATAAGTATTTACCTACTGGAAAAATAAACCCAAGATACTGGGAAGCATTATGGACAGAAGTAGAAATATTAGCTACAGACCCTATTGCTGTAAGAATTGCAGATTTAGGATTAGATGAAACATTTGCATACCTAAGAGGAGATGGCAAAGAACTGCTACAAGATTTAGTAGCTAGGAGTTTCAACGATGGAGATAAAACTTATTTAAAAAGTGACAAAGCATTAAAAGAATATTTAGAGAGTGTTCAATATAGAGTTGCAAGACTTGTAGGTGCAGAACACAAAATTATAAATCCACAAACTGGTGTTGAGTTATCAGCAGAAGCAGCAAGAAAAATAGATTTTCAAAATGGATATAAAGTATTTCCTAAGTTTGTAAGCGACTTATCTTCAGTCAATAACTCACAAATTCTAGAAATGATTTCTAATGGTGGAGTTTATAAAAGAAAAGACTGGGTTAAGTGGAAGCAACATAACCAATTACTCAAAGGTAATTCAGCAAGACTTGGTGGTAAAAGTATTAAAGGTAAAGCTAATGAAGCATTTTATAAAGAGCTAATAGAAGTATTAACTCCTGAAGTAGATAGAGCCGGACTAGGCCCACAGTCATTGCCCGCTAAGTTTGATGGGACACAAAGAATAAGTGAAAGCGGAACTATGGTTGCAGGTGATGATATAGTTGCAGCAGGATTTTTTGATGACGCTAATTATGCAGGTACAAATTTTCCACAATATCGTAAGTTGTTAGATACAGGTTATGATGTATTACTAGCTAAACCCTCTAATAAATTAAACAGAGACCCATTGTTTAGATATTCTTTTTATGAAGAAGCTATAGAGTTAATGGCCTATATGAATGATGCTACTAGAGCAGAGTTTCTTAAAGGTGCAGAAGCATGGGTAGATGGAAATAAATTATGGGATAACTTAATTGAAGCTGCGAAACAACCTGCTGTAGAAAATACAGTTACTTCATTGAAACAAGCAGAAGATATATTAAAACAAAAAGCTATGGAAACAGTAAAGACATTATTGTATTCAACTTCTAATAGACATGTTGCTTCTGATTTGTTTAACAAGTACATACCATTCCCGGAAATATGGGCAGAGGTATTTCAATCATGGGGTAAATTAATTACAGAAAATCCACAGAAGTTTAATAAGACAAGAGTAGCTATAGACAATGGTGAGAGTGCAAAACCTTGGGATAGTGAAAATGGTTTCTTAGAAGAAGACCCAAGAACTGGCAAGATGATGTTTAACTATGTTGACGCATTAAACTTACTAACATTTGGTGTTGGTGGTAGAGCATTAAAAGCTGTAGCACAACAAGCAGCATTCGGTGAAAATATGGAAGAAGAAGGTGTAAGACTTTCTATACCTGGATACGCTAGTGGTCTTAACTTAATTGCACAAAATGGTTTCGCTCCTGGATTTGGACCTCTTGTAACAATACCTGCAAACTATATTGTAGATAGATTACCTGTACCTAAAGTTATGCAAGATTTCTTTTTAGGTTCTTTCGGTAGAGGTAATCCTATTGACCAAATGCCTGCCTGGTTACAAAAGTTTTTTACAAGTGAAGAGACATACAGTGTTGAAAGACAACAAGCATTCGGTACAGCTGTTATGGATACTTACAGTGCTTATGTCTTAGCAGGTAAAGTGGACCAAACTAGCCAAGTAAGTATAGATAAGTATATGGATAAATCATTTAAGAAAGCTAGAAGTTTATTTATATTTAGAGGAACTACACAGTTCACATTGCCAACTGGTATACAACCAAGGATAGAAGTGGAAGATAAAAATGGAACTTGGTGGGCAACACAATCACTAAAAGTAAAATATGATGAAATGTTATTGAAAAATGGATATGACTATATGCAAACTGATATAGACTTTGAAGAAAAGTTTGGTATCAATCCAATTCCATTAACTCAATCTAAGAGTGAGACCATGGGCAAAAAGCCTATAAAAGAACATTCTTACTTTTGGTGGAACGAAGGAGATAGGAAAGATTTATTAGAACCAGGTGCATTACCAAATACTGGTATTTATATACAACCGGATACAGTAGAAGATGAATTATATTATCCTGCATTCTACGACATACAAACTAGGAATTTAAGCCCTAGAGAGTATCCGCAGTTTATGCAACAATCACAAGCTATCTTTGAGTTAGAGAAAAGAAAAAAAGAGATTAGAGAGACTGAACCTCAGCGCAACTGGGATGATGCTTACAAAGAAGCTAAAGAAAAAATTCAAGAGGAATATGACATAGTTAATATTTACAACTTTGTTGGCAAACAACAGCGAGCAACTGTTGAAACTGTTATGGGTGAGTTAGCTAACTGGAAAGATTATCCACTTACAAAAAATTCCCCGGAATATCCTTTTGTAGTACAATATCTAGAAGAACGAGATAATGTTATAGATGTTTTAATAAACAATGGTAGATATAGTTATACTAACATTAAGGGAGAAAAGTTATCTGTAAGGATATCAGGTTCTACTAGAACAAGTAAAAAACTTTATGGTGATAGTAATGATTACCTTAAAGCACAAGAGCTTATGAGGTTTATTTGGGCAGACATAATAGCTCAGTCTGAAGGAACTAACTTTGCTAAACTTGCTAATGAAGTATTGTTTTATGAAATTAGCCCAGTGAACCCTAGAAATGTGAAGGACAATTAATGGACCCGGAAGAACAAGAAGAACAAAGTATATTAGACCTTGAAAATGAAGGTGGCATTGATGTTGTAGAGATATCCGACAGAGGTGTTGGTCAAATGACTATACCTGAAATTATTGATGACTACATGCAACAAGCTGTATACAAAATAGCCGAGACTAAAGTAGGAGAAAGACTTGGAAGCATAGACACTAAAACTACTTCATACAATCTTAATCAATTGTTCCAGGATGAAAACCTAAGAAAATTTTTTACCGATGAAACTATAACTTTGTACAATAAAGTATCAAGTGAAGCGGATATAAATTCTTTAACTGCATTATTAACATCAGCAGATAAAGACATACGAAGTAATCCTACTGTTGTGGATAGGCCTACTCCAGGTAAAGCTGCAGGTTCTACTACTTACTCATTTAATAGTAAAGTAAAATCGAATGCTTACAATGTCGATGAAATAGTCGGTAGTGTAAACAGAACCCTTGAAAGCAGTGATTATAATGCCACTAGAGAAGCAGAGAAAAAAGCACAAGATAGTGCAGATGTAGCAGAATACATTGGTGATGAGTATGGTACATACAGAAGTTCTCATCCTTACTGGGGTTACAAGACAGACAGAGATGGATTAATACCTTCTACAGTACAAATTGATGGCGATGGCAACCCTGAAATGATTGACGCACCATTTGCTAAAGGTTCCGAGTATAGAAACTTTATAGATATGTCACCGCACGAAATATTCCAATTACAAAAAAGACTGGTTTTAGCGGGAATGGATGCACCTACTACATCAGAGTATGGTCAATGGTCACAAAGAGAGGCTAAGTTTATGTCTGCAGTATTTATTAGAGCTACAGATACAGGAAACTGGGAAGAAGATTTAGCTAATCAAGTTCCACTTTATGAAACAACATTAAGTGAACTAGAAGATATTTATACAGAAACATCAGAGTTTGCAGACTTGTATCAAAAAGGTTTATTCTTAGAGCAACAAGCTAAAGCAAACCCTGGACAGATAAAAGATATATTAGACCAAGTATCTGAGATACTAGGTATTAACTTTACTGATAACGATTATCTTGAATTTGCTAATGAAGTAAATAAAGGATTAGCAACATCTGCTTTAGCTCAAAAAGAATATGAAGACAGTCTTATAACAGATAGGGATATAATACTAGGAACTAATGTAGGAGACTTTAACGCAACTCCACAAGGTAAATTTCCTTTATACTTACCAGGTAGTTCTTTACCATTAGTAATTCCAGGCTATGATATTTTAAGACAAGAAAAAGGTGAGATACCTGAACCTTTAAATTCATTAGATGTTATTACAGAAAACTTAAAAGCTAGACCTGACATACAAAGAGAGATGTCGTCAGTTGAAGCATTAGATGCAATCAAGTATTCAACAAATTTATTTGAAGCATCAATGGGACAAATAGAATTAGGAGATGGATAATGGAAGAAGACTTTGGACCTTTAGATTGGTATAGAGCTAAAACAGTAGAAGATATGCGTAGTGATTTAGTTACTATGGCACAAGGTAATTACTTCGACAATAACAAAGAATACGCTTTTATGTCAAGTGGAAAACTTGTTATAAGAACTGGTGCAGATTTAAATGACCAAGCACCTGAAGGACCTGGCCCTGAAGAATATGAACAAATGTCAGAGGAACAAATTGTAGAACAGTATGTATCAAGAATTAAAATGTATCCTGCTTATGAAGATATTGCAGACCAAGAAGGTTTTGCAGCTGCATTCTTACCTGCATTAGATAACATGAACAATGTTGCTAGTGTATATGGGAATAATGTTCAGTATGGAAATGGTATGGAGTTAGCATCTGAAATACAAACAGGTGCAATAACAGACTATATTTCTACAGGATTTAAAAGTAAAGAAGAGTTTTATAAATGGTATCTTAGTGATGTTGCTAATAATCAAGTAGTATTGCAACCAGGCCAAACACAAGCAGAAGACTTTAGTGTTGTAGATGAAGGTTTTTATGATGACAAAGTAGATGCTCCTAACAGTAAATTCTCACAAAGACCGGAAACACAGGCTGATGACAGCGTGTTTAAACAAGGTGATAAAAGCCTTGTAGATAAAGGTAATCAGTTCTTTTCTGATTTACCAGTAGGCCCTATAACACAAAAGATAAGAGATGGCATACCTGTATTTGAAGATGCATTGTATGACAGTACAGTTGCACCTGCTAAAAGATACTTTGAATATCTGAAGATGATTACAGAAGTAGGACAAAGTACTGTAAAAAATATAGGCGGAGGTTTAGCTGAAACTGGTAAGTTAATTGCAGATACTCCAGGAGCAGTTGCAGATAAAATAAAAGAGAGTGTTGAAAATCTAAAAGAAACTGCAGAAAAAACACCATCTTTAATAGAAGTAATGGAGATGCTTAGAGATAAACCTGATACATTAGAAGGTATCCCGGACAATGAGTAAGTCTAAATACGAAATATTTTTTGAAAAAGCACATAAAGAATGGGCAGAGGAAAAAGCTAAGAGACAGAAAGCAAAATAATCTATGGCAGAATATGGCAATAGAGAAATTGGAATTGTTCAAGACGCTTTAAAAGAAATCTATGACGAACTACTTGATGGTGGTGCAGTTGAGTTTCGCAAAAATTTATTAAGAAACCTTATGCAAAGTATGGAAACAAAATCCTCGTACACAACACATGCTGTTGCTGTATTTGACGCTTACCAACCTTTAGAGAAAAACTTTGGTAACTTGAATTTAGAGACCATGGTTAATTATGCATTAGCAAATCTAGAAGTATTGATAGAGATGGAACAGCTAGACGATATGCGTCAGCCTGACCAAATGTGGACTGGATACGAAGAAACATCAGAAGCAATACAAGAAATAGCAGAGGCATTAAACGAAGGTTTTGATTTTGAAATAGACACAAATCAAGATGTATACGAGTTAACAAGGGAGATAAGTGAACAACTAGAAGGTAGCAATATAAAAGTTCAAGATGTTCCTATGGCATTAGAGTTGCAAATAAGAACTCTTGATGATATGAAGTATTTTGAATTTGGTTCAATTACTTCTGCTTTTCATTCAACAGAAGTTATGCGACCTTTTACTGTACAACTTATAGAAATATATAATCAAATAGAAGATTTACCGGAAGACTTAGTATCTAATTTGTATGCTGAAATAGCAGACAATTTAGGATTAAAAGAAGGACCTAGTGATTATCTAAGAGCGTACGACAATCCAAATAACAGCGAAGCTAAAGCTGTTAAGAATGTTATCAAATATTTTTTTGAGCAACAAGGAAGACAACAAACTGGGTACATAAATTTTAGTTCTGTAGATAATATGTATTTAGATGGTGGACAAATGTACAGTCACATTGATAGTGCAGACAGTGTAGCTGCTTATGTAGGTGAGATTATGCAAAATAATATAGAATTTTTTCTGCCTAATTCAACACAACCTGTACAGTTACTTAACAGTGTCAGACCATTTGAAATGGTAAGTCAACCATTCCCTTTAGAAATAAGCGGAGATTATATTAATGAATACAATAAAATTATTGGAACAACTATTATTGATAACCCTACAGTTAGCAATAAAACAGTAGAGGCTTTTGCCGATATGAACAATTTAGTTACTGGGGAACCTTTAACTATTGGAGAGATAGCAAAAGAATTAGGACTTCCTGAAAGATTACATACTATAGATTTACCATCCACACCTACAAATGTAGTAGATGATGTACTGCTAACAAGAAATCATTTCGGCGTTCCTGAAAGTGAACTTGATAAACCTATACCTATAGTAGAAGGAGATTTTGTACAAGCTACAACTCTTGAAGTTAAGGGTGGATTACACGCAAGACCTACTGGAAAATTAGGAAAAATTGCAAATAACAGCCCAATAGAATTATTTTTAAAAACACCTGAAGGATTTAAACCATTTGGTGTTATGAGTTTATGGACACGAAAAGGTAATCCCAATTCAATTGAAATATTTATTAAAGAAGGAAATGATGCAGATGAAGTTGTTAATTATCTTAAAAAAAATGAAGGTGTTTTATTTGATGCAGATGGTTTTTTTGCAGGAACAGAAGCTGAAACAAGTTTTAAAGTAAAAGACACACCTCCAAATTTAGTAGATATAGATGAAGTAATATCTCAGTCAGATGGTGTAGATAATCTAAACAAATCTAAAGAGATTATGCAAAAGAACCCTGGCATGTTTAGAAGAATATTTAATGTATTAGAGAAGTTAGACATAGGCGACCAAGTAATAACTAAAGCAGTGGCTAAAGGTTTACCTGCAATAGGCTTAGCAGCAGCAGCACCAGGAGTAGCAATAGCTTACACAGCTTATGAGATGTCAATATTACTTACAGATGCAGCACAGGCATACAATAAGATGCAGACAACTGATGAAGGTTTTTGGGAGAACTTTGGTGAGCTGTCTGATAAGTATTCAATAGCTTACAAAATAAGTAAACCTGTGTATGATATAATATTAGATAGCTTAAATGACGATTTAACAGAGGAAAAGGATGAAGAAATATTATTTTCTTTTAATAGATAATGCTTACTAATCAATTTACATTTCAACCCGAAGAGATTATTGAAATAGATGGTGTTATCTATGCAGTATTTTTTGACACAGATGAAGCGCTTGGTGACTTTCCTATACTTGCAAAAGTAGATAACCCTAACTTTTTATCAGAAGGTGTAGAGCCAGTATCATACGATGCAACAACTTTTGCAGAAAGATATGGGTATGCATTCAGAGGACATGAAGATTTATTAGTAAGTGAAATACTGCGAGTAGGCGAAGATGGTGAACAAGAACCATACAGAGGTGTCTTCGATGCAATTGAAAAAGAATTTGAAACAAAAGCAAAAAAAGATGGTATGAAATGGTTACTTGATGTAGATGTACAAGCTGCATTTCTAGCAGCTAGTTTAACTGGAGTACCTGTATCAGAAGATGATTTAGCAGGCACAGCTTGGTATACAAACTCAACTGCAAACGAAAGAAAGTTTATGTTAAAATTTTATTCTGACCCTGATGGAGTAAAGAAAGACCTGACTACAAACATTGCAAATATTACAAAAGGTATTATATCAAGAAACATGCAAGGACCAGTTAATGACCTTGCAGAAGCACTAGCTATAGCAGTAACTACATTTCAGATAGATGCAGATGAAGTAGATACCCTTTTAGATTACATAGATGATGAAACATATCTAAATTTATTGGGAGGTAAAGACTTGTTACCTGAAAGTTTACAACCATTTATAGGTAAATTTAGTGGTGTTAATACAGGACAATCAACTGCTAAAGGATTTATTGTAGATACTTTAGGTATCAACGCATACGAAGCTATGAAACAAACAGGAGCATTTTATAAAATTGCTGCAAGAGTTAGAGCAGGAGATATAGAAGGCGTGAAGAATGAATTACAAATGCAACACGATACCTTGTATCCTATGTTTAAAGGTTCTAACTTTGGTACTTGGAATGGATATTATTCTAATAGAGCATCAAGACTTATTAATGATGTTACAGGTAATCAAATAGTAGAGCTAACACCTAATCAAAAAGATATAGTTGACGAAGCAATAATTGCAGCTAATGGTGATTACATGGAGTTTGATAAAGAAATTAGAAGTAAGTTTGTTAACAGCCCAGGAGTTAAAAATAAATTCTTAAACGACTTAGCGTCAAGAGTACCACAAGCCTATTCGGGAGTATTTAACTAATGGTTATTATAGGTAGAAATGCTCTAACAGGAGAACAAGAATTTTATGTTGACAAAGATGCTGCAAAACTAAATAATGCAATAGATATAGAAGAAGTTGAGGGTAAAGGTGTAAAGGAAGATAAAGTAGTAGAAGTTACTACTGGAGTAAGCACTACAAGTGCGGGCCTTGCAGAGTTAGAAAGTGCAGAAAGTAAAGCACTAGCTATCATACAAGGTTTTCTTGACGAATTTGAAAGCGTAAATATATATAATACCAAAGATGATGATGATGATGATGATGATGACCCTAAGTTTGAAGAAGAGACACAAACATATAAACCAACTAAAGATGATGCAGCTGCTTTATATCCATACTTTCCTTCCAACATACTTGACGAGTTAATTATGAAATGGACTGAAACAGGAAGTATTGATATAGCTCTAGCAACAGTTAGAAGTGGTGATGCTTATGCTAAAGCATTTCCTGGTATTCGTAGAGTAGATGGTTCATTAAGAATGACTGAGATACAATACTTAGAACTTAAAGATAGCATGAAAGACCAACTTAGAAATTACAATTTAAATCCTGATGTGTTTGCTAATGAAATAATAGAAGCAATAGAAGGTGATGTAAATATAAAAGAGTTTACAGCTAGATTACAATTCGGATATGAGCAATTACTTAACAATAAAGAACAAGTATTGGAAGTTTTTAATGAACAGTATGGTTATGGACTAGATGAAACAGTTTTATTTGCTATGTTTATTAGCCCTGATATATCACAATCAGTATTAGAAAATCAAATATTAGTTTCACAGATACTTGCTGAAGCAGAAATCTCGACTACAGAAATAGGTTTAAGTACAGCAGAAAAGTTTGTACAAGCTAATATATCACAGCGAGATGCTGCACAAGTATTTTCTAGAACTGAAGAGTTATCAGGACTTGTAGGAGTAGGCGCTCGTAGAGGAGTATCTATAACTGAAGAAGATATAGCTACAGGATTAGCAGGTTTATCAACAGAAGAATTAGCATTAATCAGGAGAACACAAGCAACATCAGCGTCTGAAAGTTCTATACAAGCAGGTGCTGCAACTACACAAGAAGGACAAGTCACTGGATTAGTTGAAGAATAGATACTTGTTTAAACAGCTTGCATTCTTAAATTACATGATATAATAACTATTGACGCTCTACTAAGGCCGGGCGGTTAAACTAGACCTAGGTTACGAGAACTGTCTTGATGCCTACATACAAGACACGCAAAATAAATAACATGTAGCAGAACCCAGTGCATTACATAGATGGCACTTGCTTAAATATTATTTATAGATAAAGGAGACAATACAT